AAAAATCGTTGAAAATCTGCAGTTTGCAATCAACAGCCGATGCGAAAGTGGCGGAATTGGTAGACGCACTGGATTTAGGTTCCAGCGGGTAACCCCCGTAAGGGTTCGAGTCCCTTCTTTCGCACCACCGGTTTTGAGATAAATCAGACAGTTAGGCTTTGTTGACTCGTCAATCATCTGATCCTTCCGTTTATCTCTGTCTCTCTATCATCAAATCGAAGCACTAGAACCGCTCTCGTCATCCTTGCGGAGTTTCGAGAGTGCCGAGGCCGCTGCGGATAGCTGACGGGTCTCCAGGTGCGTGTAGATGTCGGTCGTCTTAAGGTCACTGTGGCCGAGCCACTCCTTGACCACCTTGATGTCCACACCGGCCCGCAGGAGCCGACTGGCGCACGTATGGCGCAGCGAGTGGATCACGCAGTCCCGGTGCTTCACCCCGGCCTTCTCCTTGGCCCTGGTCCATATGTCCTGAGCGCGCCGCTTGTCCAGGTCAGCGAACGGGCCACCTGGAACCTGCTTGCACTTCTCAAACTCCTTGCGGCATTTTGGGGTCATTGGCACCGAGCGTGGCTTACCGGTCTTCAGCACCTCGGGGCGGAACAGCTCGATCATCCCTACGTCCGATCCCCTCGGCATCACCAGCTCCTCGTGTAACAGCCCCAGGGCTTCCCCTAGGCGCAACCCGGATTCCACCAGGACCACGAACAGTCGGTGATAGCGGTGGGCGTCCAGCTTGCGCGGAGGGCCTCCCTGTGGACCAGGGCGTTCATCGTCCAGGGTGAGGACGGCCTCGAAGATGGCCTTCTCGTCGGCAGGGGGCATGAAGTATTGCCGTCCGCCCCGCTCAGCCACCTCTTTGACCTTCGGGAACGAGCCGGGCACACCCTTCCAGTCCGTTTGTTCGAGCGCCACGTTGAACATACGGCGCAGGCAGGCGAGATGGCGATTGATCGTTGCACCGGCCAGTCCTGAGTCGGCCAGCTTCTCCGTGAGGTCTAGGACATGCCGGGACTGGATAGACGCGAGCGGTGTATCTGCGCCGAGGATCGCCTCAATCGCTCGACACTTCACCGCGTAGTCCTCGCGGGACTTCAGGGCACCCCAAATCGACCGGGACTTCAGGCAGACGTCAAAGGCTTGCTTGAGCGTCATGGCCTCGTCCGCACGAAGCGCGGCACGGGCCGATGGGCTGTCCTCGCCGCGCACCAGGGCGACCAGGGCGGCTTTCGAGATGCCCGGGTTGGCGGTCATCGCCGCGACCACGGCGTTCTCTTTGCTCTGAGCGAGGCCGAGGTTGCGGGTGCCGGTGGAAAGAACCTCACGGCGACCGCCGACCTGGACGCGCATCATGTAGTACCGACGATCAGGTGAGCCGGGTTTGACTGTTCCCTTCAGCTTGAGAGGCATGGTGTATCTCCAGAAACGAAAAAACCCGCCACATGGGCGGGTTCGGTAAGCGAACGTAGGGCGCTCCCTACTGCTTCATTGCATCCCTCAGAAGTCGATTCATCGTCCGCGCAAGGTCATTGGCGAACGCTTTGCCTTCGTCGGTCAGCTCGACCACGTTGAGGCGGTTATCGGTTTCGAGGGGAGAGAGTTTGACTACGGGGCGCAGCGGGGATTGAACCACCCCCTGCCGCTGTCCACGTAGGTATCGGAGCTGGCGAGAGAGAACTGCGGGATCTTCTGATCCCACCACCTCACCGATCTCGGGTTGAGTGACTCCGGGGTTTTCGATCACGGCTAGCAATGTCGATAGGTTCGACACTGTGAACTGAGGGTTTGCCTGAAGCTCCGTCTTGGCTTGCTTCAGAACCACCCGCAGTATGTGTGCCGCTTGCTTGGCGGTCAGGATGGTCATCGTAAATCCTTGCGGGCTTATTCCGTTGCCCCCATGATATGTAAAGCTTGGCGAGTCCACAAGCAATTATGGCGCTCGTCACGCTGCTGCGATACACCCAAAACTGGCCTCTCCTGAAGTCTTCGATGTGGCCTAAAGATATGCGGGGTAGAAGCATTGCCAGATGTATCACGTGATGAATCATGCCCTGTTCCTGTTCTTTGATTGGTTTTGATTTAGGTATTAAAGACAGCATTGAAAACGTTTATCAAGGCTTGAAAAACTCACAGTTCGTCCGTGAGCATGTGCCTGTGGGCGCAAGTTCTTGATAGTGCTTCCGTTACGGAATCGGATGAACTTGCGTCTAGTTCAGCGTTCAGTCGGTCCCACAGTGACACCGGGTAACTCATCCGCTCCCCCGTGCCGCGTCGATCAGAAACAGCATCCACCCAACGGTGAAAAAGAAAGCTGCCACGTGTGTCAGAACTTGGGACTGGAGTGCTGTAGCTAGGAGACCTAGGGACATCACGAAGATGGCGTAGACAATCACGGCCTTATAAGACCGCGCAAAGTAGGGCATTGAACCTCCTGCGTTATCATGTGACGCCCGTGGAGTCAGGCACCGGAACATCCCGCGTGTGCGGCGACCGATGAAGCGGGCACCATTCGATGAAAAAAGTTAAAGATTCAAGCGTTACGTGGACGCGCTACTCGACTCACACCGGCCAGGAATACGGCCCGAGTTACGCGCGGGATGCCACTGGTTCAATCGTTGGCAGCGTGTCGCAATGCGTGGGCGATAAAAGCCACATATGGATTTCCAACGTAAACCCTCAGCCCGGCATGGGCGGATTCAAGCGGTCTTGCCACGCGCCATCCGAGGAGCGCGCGAGGTATTACGTCGAGTGCTGGGCCAAGTACCATCAGAAGGCAGCAGTCCATAACGAAGGGTGACAGCGATGTGTTACTCGGCTCAGGTTTGGGCGGACTACCACCTATTCAGGAGGAAGTTCGGCTCCGATATCTCGATCACGGACTTCTACGAGGAGTTCTACAAGCGCAAGCGCCAGGGCAATTTGTTCCCGAAGGCGGCCGACATGGCGTTTGCGAATCCAAAGAACGACGAGGAACGCTGGATCAAGGCATTGATTGATGACCTCAACGCCCAAGCGGCCCACAAACAAGAGACAGAGCTATTTGAGCAGCGCACCCGATTGAACGAAGCGGAGCGCAAGCTAGAAAAGAAGATCACAAAGACAGCCACCGAAAGTAAGCGCATCGCTACCAACAGAATCGACCGCGCACTTGCGAAGCTCGATGATCTCAAGCGCAAAGAGCTGAAGCCTCGTGACACACGCATCTTTCCCGACTGGTACGCGCCGGTTCTGTTTGTGGAGGACGGCAAGCTCAAGCTGCTGCCCATGCGTTACCACTGCCGCCCAGCAGGGATGCCGAAGTCAATCGATCGCACGAAAGACGGCAAGGTCAGCGGCACGTACAACGCGCGCCGCGATAATCTCGAAAGGTTCTGGCGTAAACAGTTCGGTTACACACACGGTATTGCCGTGGTGTCGTCGTTTTATGAGAACGTGTCCCGGCACATGAACGAGGGCAGGGAACTCAAACCGGGCGAGAAGGAGGAGAACCTCGTCCTCCACTTCAATCCCCAGCCGCCGCATGACATGTTCGTGGCGTGCCTATGGTCCTATTGGAAGGAAGGGGACGAAGACCTTTATTCGTTCGCGGCTATCACCGACGAGCCGCCGCCTGAGATTGCAGCGGCGGGGCATGATCGATGCATTATCCCGATCAAGGAGGAGAACATAGACGCGTGGCTCCGTCCTGATCCGAAGAACGTAGACGCCATGTACGCGATCCTTGATGACCGCGACAGGCCGTTCTACGAGTACGAGATGGCTGCATAATAAATCGAAGGACAGGGGAGCTATATGGGGTTCGTAGAGTCAGTAGTTGAGCTTGTGGGCAAATCGATTAGATGGACGGTATCAGTTTTCATAGCGACACTGATCCTTCTCCTCCTGCCGCGCGTGACATCTGGCCATTTCAATCCGCTCCCCGAGAGCGTAGTGGGATACGTCTTTGCTGTTTGCGTCTTGTGCGGGACGTATATTCTGGTTTGCTTCGTCGTGTTTCTTTCTACGAAGGCACCCGAGGGGTTCAAGGGTGTGCGTCAGATCATTGCTCGTCGCCATTTGAGCGATTTAGAGATCCAAACGCTCTCGTTTCTCGGTAAGAAGCCGACTGAAGTCCAAATGGTGGATGAGCTGACTCATCAGACTGCTTCAAAACTCCAAATCGTCCATGCTTGCACTTTACTGACGGACAAGGGCTATGCCCATTACGACAAGTTTTACGGCTACATCGGTCTGACTGATGCCGGTCGTGCGCTCTTGGTCAAGAAGCTGCATGGAAAGAAGTAGACCCTGAGTTAGCTCCAAAACGCGTACACGGTGCCTTCGTAGCTCACGAATCCAACCTCTCCGCCGTACTTCAAGTCGCGTAGGTACGCCTCATAGTTGAAGTAATTCCGCAGGTTCTCTGGCATCTCACTAAGGACGCCCATCTCGTCCACGAAGTTTTCGACCCACTCCAGTTCGCTATCCGCCGAACCGGCCTGCTTGTCGTTGAAGTCGTCCTCTGTCGCGTAATGAGTGCCGACATGTTCCACGTAGGCGAGCCATGCTTCCCCGTGGTCACCGATGCGCTCGGCCATCTCGGCCACATCGGATAGGGAAGGGTTCTCGCCCAAATTCGGGAAGTCGTCGTAATCGTGAATCGACCACTCCTCCGCGCTAGGGATGGTGCCGTACCCATTGCACGGCTTGCACCGTTGGCTGTCCCGCTCATGCTCGCAATCAGGGCACGACACACGGACGTTGGGATGCTTGGACGTTCGCAACATCGCGTTGATCTCGTCCTGAATCTCGCCCTCGTCCTTCCCGTCCAGGTCGATCCACACCCCGAGAAGGTGACCGGCGTTGTAGTCGCTGAGGCTCGCAAAGTAAGCGCGCATGGTCACGCCTCCGCGCCGTCGCGTTGCGGCCTCGCCTTGTTTACGTCCGCCAGTTCCCGCTCTAGCGACTCCCTGCGGCGGTCGATGGTGCAAATCAGGGCATCCCGCAGAGCGTCCCGTACAGGAGAAAAGAACTCAGCGGGAATTGAAACGCGACCCATGTGCTGCGGCCTACCTTCCGTATAGCTGAGAACGGCTACATCCACGGCGGAAGCGAACAGCTTCTCTAAGTCGAGCGCGTCGATCTGCTTAAGCGCGATCAGCAGCGTTTCCGTTGTCTCGGTCGGTTTCATCGTTGGCCCTCCAATGGGCAATAAAAAACCCGGCGCTGTGGCCGGGTGTAAGCTTTCGTCCTATGTGGACGTGTATTCGCTGCGGTACTGCGCTGTCAGTTGAAGACGCGCCGCCGAACGTCGATGACTTCGGGGTTCACTTCATGTGCCCCGTATGTGGCCGTAGGAACCGCCTAAAGAACATCGGCAGGGAAGGGATTGAGGATGACATCGTGCTGATGCAGATTGATGATCCCGACCCCAAGTAACTCCACAGGTGCCCGCTGATATCGAACGGGCACCGATTGAGCGACCAGTTTTAGGACAACAAAAACCCGGCTTGTGGCCGGGTTCGGTTAGCGTTCGGTTTGTTCGGTCGTTATCGGTGCTGGAGATACGTATGGACACCCAGAACGATAAAGCCGATAGCTACAAGCGCCGTGAAGGTGTATGCGCGAAGGCGCTGCATGCGGCTCAAATGTTGGGCTGCTTTCTGTCCCATTTTTCAGTTCCTCAGCTCATCGGCGTGTGCGACCAATGTTAGCACCGCAACCTCCCGCTCACCACGCAGGCGCGGCCCGAAGTGCACAGATACGCCCGAGTACCCAGTTCACGGCGCGCAAGGCTTCATAGGCATCGCTGGCGGCCACATACGTAAATTCCTCTGTGCCGTCCTCTCGCGCAAACTCCACCCGGAAAGTCATGCGACGGCCCTCCGCATTGCTATAGACCAACCCGCAGGGACATCCTCGCGAGGCCCGATGTACGCCATGCGTTCCACTGCGGAACCGATGAGTCTTACCAGTCGAAAACGATAGATTTTCATGTCAGCCCCCGATCCCCAGGGCGCGGCACACCACGTTGCCCAGGCCAGCGCCGCATACAACGCAGGCCACCAAAACCATCAGCATTCCGCCCATGTCCTTACTCCGTCTTCTGAAATCAAAAGGGCACCCGTTAGGTGCCCTGTGTCGTCTTCTGCCGTGTTTTGAAACTGCTTCGCTTGTCCAATGCATAACTCCCTCTCCTCGTTACCGGGTGTCCCCCCGGCTTGATGTGCTTCCTGCGATGCCCTCTGAGACTCCAAAGGACATCGAGGGAAGCACTGCGCTAATACTGGCATCCGTAAGATAATCAAAACGAAGCAAGTAATAGAGTGCAGTACAACCTCGCAGCGGTATCACCCCGCTGCATGGTTACCGGCTAGAAGGGAACAGAGAGGCCCTACCTCGTCTGCTGAACCCGCATCGCTCACGCTACGCGGCTCTACACCCTTGCTACCGTACTCGTTTACCAGTGGCGTAACCCACTGCCAGCACCTCCGCTGGCTGTTACCCTTGCGGGAACCGTTGGGCCGTGGCCCGTGTTACTTGCAACCTATACTAGCATCGCATCAATCATTGTCAAGTCATCAAGCATCAGTGCGAGCGATTGCCGGTAGGCAGCGAGGCAACTCCTCGCGTTCGCCGGTTGGTTTCGTTGGGGGCGGCGTGGCTAGTCCCTTCGTTCCCTTCCGGCTCCACGTTAACCCTTTGGGCGGCCCGTGGTTGCCTAGTGGTCCATCATCGCGCTGCCTGGAGACCAGGGAGCCAGTCGGCGGCGGTCCGTGCCGTGACTTGCAAACAGATTAACATGGCTTTGATGCTTGTCAAGTCATCAAGCAATAATCGGGAGCATCCAGTGGTGGACTGTGGGCATCGTCAGGTGTCCGGCTGGGTTCGGTGCGTGATGGATGAAAACGAAAACTACAGATGCGGACAGACACGGACGGAAACAAACGAACGAACAGGGCCGAATGTTGGCCGCGTGCGTCCTTTGGGCGTGCATAGATGCCGCATCGGATATGAGAACCGGCGCGGTAGGGCTGGAATCAGTGACTTAGCTTCTCAGGTGCCGCCGTGGGTGCCTTGAGGGCTGGGCGGATGAAGGAATCGGGCGCACGCGTGCGCGCGTAGGAGGGCCTGCGGGGGTAGGTGCGCGCTTGCTCTCCGTCAGATACCCCAACGGAAATTTGCGGTGAACATTGCGGGCCTCAAGGTCACCTCAAGGTTACCTCATGGATACCTTCGTTACGCCAGTGGCAGTTGTATAAGTTGACGAGACTCTTGACAAGAGCGTCAATGTGGATCGAAATGGGCATCATGACAGTCACGTATAAATCCCCAAAAGTCACCTTAGGCACGCCTGACGATGTCGCCTATTGGACGAAAAAGTTGGACATGCCACTGGCTGAGCTTCAGGAAGCCATACGGATCGTCGGAGATCACGTATCCGACGTAGCGAGGTTCAAGGAGCGGGGCAGTGTCTCCGTGGTGACCTTCTTATCGCAATGCCGTGAGCGCATCGACTTCATAGAACATCAGATTGATGAGCTTGAAGAGGAGCGGGAGAAGTTAGTTGAATTGTTGAGTACTTATTCGGAGCTGTACAAAACCAGCAGCAATCCATTCTTGAGTCCGCCGCCTGCTCATTTGAAGGGGTTTAAAAGCGGAGTAATCGTAGAGCCTGCATTCGCTGTACCCAATCCAGCACCAGACGCGGCACAATTTGAGCCTGTTAGTCCGCCGGTGCGGAGGGTACCTGATGCGTCTCGTATACCGCCGCCTGCGCCGCTTCGCATAGCACAACCAACGCCGCCGCCTGCTCCTATGCAGCATCCGTTGCACCATCCAGTGACTGTGGTACACAAGCTGTTAAAAGATGGAAAGCGCAGGCACATCCGCGAGCTACTGAACTATCTGGAACTTCGCGGGCTTAAGCTAAATAGCAGTAATCCAGCAGGCCTGCTTAGTTCGCTGCTTAGCAAGGATGACCGCTTCGATGCCAGTCGCAAGGATGGGTGGGGTCTTAAAGACACTGAGGAATGAAAAACCCGGCACCGCTCGTAACGGTGTCGGGTTCGTTTTCATCGCGCTTGGCACGGCGCACCCACTGCGGAGGGATCGTTCCGCGAAGGAGGGCATAGATAATGGCTAGCACCCACGCGACCTCATCATAAATGGTGAGTGACGAAGGGCTGGACTCATCATCTGGCCCTATCGTCCCATTCGGGCGGCGATTTGTCCAACAGAGACGGACAGTTACTGCCTTTTGCATGACTCAGTTGGCAGGATTGCCGAAGCAATTGTAGGCGATACCGTTAGCATATCAGCGGCCAGTATGTTGCCGTCGAAGGCAACAGTGGTCACCTCAGGGTTGCGCGATATGCGGCCACGTCAGCATCGAGCTGCACGACATCATCGCGGTACTCGCGGATGACATCCGGGAGGCGATTCTTGCAGATGTCCCACACGGCGATCACCGGCAGCACAATGTATTTGAACGACACCCACGCCCACTTGTGAGTGCAGATGAAATTAACGAATGGTGTCTTCTTGAGGCTCATGGGGTATTCCAAAGTTTGATTTCCGCCTCGCGGCGGTTGACGAGGCCAGCGTTCACACGCAGCTGTCCGCTGACGGTTTCTTTGTTCCAACGGCGGAGCTGAGTCGGGACCGATGCGTAGTCGCCTTCATTCAACAGGCGAAGCAAGGTCGATGCGCGGAGCTTCGTTTCGCCTTCGTTGAACACGAAGGAGATCAAAGCGAATCGCTGGTTGTCGGTGAGCTTCACCTTGACCAGCCTACGTACCGCATCTTCGGCAGCGGCAGCGTCGTGTGCCAGCAGGAGTCGAGAGGTTTCTTTGGTGATCGTCAGGCCCGCATGTAACTCTGCGCCTGTGTGTCCGACACCGATGGTCCATGTGCCGTTTGTGTCGCGGTACGCGACTAGCCGCTCGCCTTCGACGGTCACGAGGAACGTCTCCAGACGAGGATCGAGTTGGTAAGCTATGGGAACTCCAAGGGGAAGTAGGGGACGGAAAATGTGGCCGTTTAAGAAAACCCAGCGCATGTCCGTAGATGAGCGAGCCGGATTGGCCGCGACGTTCTTGCTTGATTCCCTGCACGGGATCACAGCTGCAGTGGTGGGCGCGGCCATTGGGGAGGGTTGGGAGGAACAGCAGGACGACGCGTTTATGGTTACCGCGTTTGAGCTGCTCATCTTCCAGCTTCACTTGGCGGATCGGCTGACCCGCGTGAAAGCTGTGGGGAAGAACGGCGGCGCGGAGTTGATGGATGCCTTGCTGCCCATCGTCAGGGATCATGCACCGGAATTTATGCGTGCCGATTTTCAAGAGCAGTACAACATTCGGCAGCTTTTTTACGGGCAGTGCAAGGCGTTCACTCCCGCCGAAGGTCAACCGGCTTCAGGAACTCTATTTTGGGAATTTGCCAAGATAGTTCTTACAGCCACAGAACAGGCACAGGAAATAACGAAGATGCTTGGAATCACCGCGATGTGTGGGGACATGCTCCGAGGCATCGACAATTCCTTCGAGCAACTTGGCGTCTACCGCTAGTAATTGTCGTAGAAGTTCAGCCGAGGACTTGAGTACCCCAGGACTGCTTCCTCGAACTTGCGGTACTCCTCCTCCATTAGTTCCTCCATGCGTCGATCTTCCTCGCGCGTGACATCTCGACTGAGCCATTCGGTCCAGTAGCGGATTGCCATTGCGAGCGCGTCCAGGCGGTCATCGTGTCGTAGCGATCCTCGATCACGTGTAATGCGCGTGAGCTGGTGAAACAACTGGAACCTCGGTTCGTCCTTCTGATCGGAACGAAGTAACGCAGCGTCCACGACAAGGCGGTGCTGATTCAACACAGGCTCCAGGGTATCGATGATCCGACGTTCCTTCTGGCCGGTGCTGCGAACTTCCTCGACGGTGCAGGGATAGATACGGCGAAGCACAGGCTCCAACAACGTGTTGAACATGCCGTCACCGAAGTTGGATTCGACGAGGATCGTCTTGACCTTCTCGGCACGTGCAATGTGTGCGATGGTTTCCAGTGACGTCTCGGAGTACCCGCCAGGGATTCCACCGGCACGACGTAGGTACACCATGCCGCGCAACATCTTCGTCACTGTGTAACCAGTCTCGTCACCACCTCGGCCCGAAGGGTCGATAGTCATGAGAGCGCCAGTGAACTCCTCCATGTCCTTTGAGACGTACATAGGACGATGCAGGCGGTCGCCGGTGAATCCGACAGCGGGTATGTCGTTGACAACTTGGTCGGGCGCCGAGGCCCACACGATGCGAATGGGCGCTACTTCACGATCAATGTCGAACACGATGAGGTCAGAGAGCTTGAGCGGGTAACGCTCGCTGTCCGACAACGTAGTGTCGAGCATGAACTGAAGCATGAAGCCTGAGCGTCCATAAGACGCCTCACGTTCCAGCAAATCTTCCTCATGGAATCGAGTGGGTTCCACAGGTGACCACGGGAGACCGCGCTTCTCCTCGAATGCTTCCGCAATGAAAGGAGCTAGGCGACCAGCGTATTGCTGATAGTGCTTCTGATCTTTCGGATACCGTGCAGGCCACACACGGATTTCATAGCCGCGCTCAGGGAGTCGGTTGTAGATGGACTCCTCAGTCTGCGGCGTGCCTAGGTAGATGATCTCGGACGTCGGCAGTGGCTTAAGGATCGCGTCAAACTCTTTGATTAGTTCCGACAGCTTCTCGCGCTGTGCCACGGTGGCAGAGTTCTTCACCACCTCAACGTCGTCCGCAATGATCGTGTCAGCACGGGAGCCGGTGAGCTGACCGGTGATACCAACGGACTTCACTGAAGGCGATTGGTCGGGCAGGGCAGGGCCAACATCGAATGCGAGGTTGGAGTCACGCTGGTCACCACGGGGTTTCAAGTGTGCCAGCTCGGGAACCGTCTCGATCAATCGCTTGACGAAGATGGAGAACGCATCCGCGCGATCCTTCGACGCAGATACGACGAGAATCTTGTGCTGTGGGTTCTTCCACAGAAGCCAGCAGACATACGCGGCAGTAAGCCACGACTTACCGATACCGCGGAAAGCTTCGATCACCCGGCGACGCGGGCCGTGTTGCAGGTACGAACCGATGTCGTACTGAACGGGCGTAGGGGCGGGGAGATTGAGGTGCTTCCATATTTGGAAGACGAAGTTTCGGAAGTCGAGGAAGGGATGTTGCTGGTCAGGAGGCAATCAAAATGGATACCTTATGGGCGTCTTTATTAGGAACAGGGCGATGACGAAGCAAACACCCGACTCGGCAGCGGGTCAAAATGGAGTAGACAAAAGGACTTCCGGCCGCACAGGAAACAGCGGCTGGGCCTCCTCCAAGTTTTATCTCGCAGCGATCACCGCTGCGATTGGCGGCGCTACTTACTTGATTCAGCACAGTCAAGTGCAAGGTCGTCTAGACGACGCCAATGCGCAGCTAAAGACTTGGCGCGATAACGCTGGGAAGTACGAGGCTCAGGTGTCAGCTCTCATGGGAGAGAACGCAGCGTTGAAGTCGCAGGCCGCAGACGCTGCCACTTGCCATGCACGATTGAATCCTTATCTCCAGAACGATCCTATACTTGCGAAAATTAGAGATATCGAGCAACGGAAGGCTCATCTCGACTCCGACATTATTCAAGGTGCTGTCACTGATGGCGGTAATTGGGAGAGGGCAGATGTTTCACAAGTCGCCTACATGCGAATTGAAAGCCAGAACTATGAGGACGAGTTAACCGGGCTTGCAAAATCCCTGCAATGCACTACGAAATAACTAAACTTTCAATTTAGCTCTGTCGGATCGAACGGAAATTGCTGGAGCTTTCCTGCAAGAGTGCCGAGTGGACCATCTGGGGTGGGCATTGCTTCAATTCCGTTGTCCTTGACGAATTGACGTGCGACGTTCAACAGCGCAGCGAGACCCTTCTCACCGGCATCCATCTTCTCGATAGCGTCGGTGAGTTTTGTAGCGATTGCCGAATGCAGGGTCTCCAGCGATTCCTTACTTGCGGCCATTACTTCGCAAGGAACTTCTGGAACAGCCGCTCCAGGGCAGATGTGCCCAGGGATGCGATGACACACGCGAGGCCAACAGAGGCCGTGAAGGTCAACTCAGGGAAGATCAGTGTGGACGCTGCGGCACAGAGGCCGAGTGCGCCCGAGAGGATTGCACGGGATACGGCGACACGCGCCGTGATCTTATCGCCCGATGCGAGGAGCTGACCGATGCCGATAAAAGCACCGATCAGCCCAAGCGTGGCGAGCAGCTTGGTATCTTGGTTCATTGAAGTTCGTTAGGTTGTCTTGATGATTAGCTTTCATCCGCCGTTGCGGGTGGGTGCTTCAGAGCATCAGCAGGAGGCTCCACGCCTACTGTGTCGATCTCGTGCCTGTCGCCGTCAGCGGTCCAGTACACGTAGCCGCGATAGTCGGCCACTAGAGACCATGTGCCGATTTCGTCATTGAACTGCGGAAGCTGATGTTCCTCTGTGATTAGCGGAGGGCGTACAGTTGTCATCGTGTCGGGCAGCGACACCCCGGCAGCGAGTCGCGGGAGATATGCACCGTCTGCTTTGTTGTAAACCGATAGGCGGCTGAAGTCAGGACCTTCGACCCATGCGCCCGCGAGTGCATCCCAAACAGTCATTTTGGGTTCCATAGCGTCGTACTGAGGCGGCACGAGGTTAGTCAAGCCTGCAGGTATTCTGTCGCCCAGCTTGAGGGTGTTCGGAACCGGCCATACGGTATTGGTGTCGTAAAGCATGATGCGACGGTAGTCGTTCACCAGTTCCCATCCACTTCCGTCATCCTTGAACCGGAACGCCCGGAACTGTTTCGCAGTTCCTTCAGTTGCGATGTCGGTTACCCACATCGGTAGGTTGTAAGTTCCATCTTCGTTCCCGTAAAGCATCACGATGCCTAGGTATTCGCGGTCGATGTTGCTGTATTGATAGCCTAGTTTTTGTGGTTGAGGCATGTAATGAATCCTTAGTAGGCGATGTAATGGAACATGAAAGTACCGGCCGCGATGTTCGCGCTTCCGCCTGCCGCGTCGATGGTCAAGTTATGCGTATGACCGCCTGCGTTTGAGATGGCGATACCGTGCGTGTGATCGGGCGCTGCGTTGATAGTGATTGTGTGCTGGTGCGGGCCTGAGCCGTTCATGCCAATGTTGTGGCCGTGATTGCCCTGCCAATCAGTGTTGAAGTTGTGGGCGTGATTACCAACACCGTCAGTCCCAAGTCGATCCTGCGACAAGTAGGACGTAGCACCGCTACCGTAGTTGTAGAGGATGTTGTTTGAGTAACCCTTCGACACCGTGCCACTTGCTTGCGTGTGCGCGTGACCGCCTTGGCCGTCAGTGCCGCCGCTGTGTGCGTGGTTACCCTGCGCATCCGTCCACGTATAGTGGGTGTGATCGCCTGCGGCCGATTCGCTAGCGCCGTGGGCATGACCACCACCTGCCGAAAGCGTTGGCGTATGCGTGTGATCGCCAACCGAACTGATCCCGCCAGTATGCGAGTGCGACAGCAGGGAACCCGCGTGGTACGTGCCGACCTTGTTGGGGTCAACCGTCGCCTTGATGACGGTGCCTTCGCCCAACGCAGGAACGTTGAACGTCGTACTGCCGTCCCCTGCGCCATAGAGCGTTCCGATTGCGGCGAACAAAGCCGCGTACTGCGTGCGTGAATATGCTGTGCCATCACAGAGCATCGTGCGCGGAGGTGCGGTCTTCGATGCACTCACGACGATCTGGCCGGGGAAGTAGCGGGCCGTCACGTCCAGCTTGGTAGCCAGGATCGCCAATAGGTCCGGCGCATTCATGCGGGACACTTCTGACCAGTGGAACGCCGAGAACAAACCCGGAGCAACCTCGACGTTCATCGGTGCGTTGGCGAACTGATCTGCGAGTTCTGCCGATGCAGCAGCGTGAGCTTCAGACGTCGCAGCTGCGGTCTTGGAAGAGCCAGCGTTCAACTCATGCGTCAGCGCAGTGGCAGCAGAGTTGGCAGCAGAGTTGGCAGCAGCTTGGTTGGATGCGTCCGCTTGGGACGCCAATAGTGCAGCGTTGGATTCCGAAGTAGCAGCCGATGTCTGCGAGGCAGCGGCGGCGTCTTCATGTTCTTTCGCAGTATCAGCGAATGCAGAAGCGGAGTCGGCGGATGCAGCAGCGGCATCCTGTGACCTACTGGCGTCACTCGCGCTCATCGCTGCTGCCGAGGCGGATGCCTGTGCGCCTGCTACGGCACCAGTGGCTTGATCGGTCAGCAATGTGACGAGCTTCTGTAGAGCGGGGAAGGTGGGCAGGGAGACGATTGCTCCCGTGCCGTCTTCCATGTCCACCGTGCCGCTTGGCTTGGTGAGCAGGTCACGCAGTTGGTTCTTGTATTGATTCCACTTGTCCACGAGTGCGGACAGGCGAGCGGCCAACGTCGCATTACTGACGTAGCCGGGGTTATCATTGGTGGCTATGGTTACCTCACGCCGAACATTAATCCGGTGACGCTATGAAGGTGAGCATTGCTGCTTTGACCGCCGGGGAGGCGGATGCGGTACTGCTGCGCACCTGTAGTTGGGTTGTCGATGTAGTTCACGGCCATGCTGAGAATGCCGCCGCCGCTAATGGCGTACCAAACGCGACGAAGCTCAGTCCATGTGCCACCGTCGAGTCGATCAATGCACATATAAAAGCCAGCAACGCTACCTGCTGCGTCGTTCTCCATTAGGCATTCGAGCAACAACACGGGACGGTGGACTTCACCTAGGCGCACCGGGGCGTTCAAAGTGAATCCTGCGGTAGCACCGCCGCCACTCGCGTAGATCGCAAGGCCACCGATGTTCACCGGGGCGATTGCCTGGAACTGATCGGTCACGTTGCCAGCAGTGATGGTCCCGGCGAATCGAGCGTTACCGCCTCGGTCAACAGCGAATACCGCGTTGTTCCAGTTCTTCACACCGGCCCCGATCCACATTGGGTAGGGATCGCCAGGGTTGTTTGTCATCTCCACGCGGAACTCCTGTGGATTGATGATGTTGCCATTGCCGTCGAGCTGGAACGTGCGGAATGTACCGCCGTTCACTTCACCCATGTTGGCCGACAGTGCGGACAGCGAATTGACGCGCATCTTGTCGGCAGTGACCGAGCCGTCAACGATAAGCTGACCAGTGATGCCCACGGTGGACACTCCGCCCACAGTACCGACGACGAAGGGGTACTTCATCTGCTGCACACCGCCGTTGCTGGTGTACGTCGGAGAGACGATGCCGAATCGGTCTGCCATCACAATGAAGTTCGAGCCGGTCTTTGAATCGACACCCAGGCCGATACCTGCGATCACCGGAGTGCCGTTGATTGCACCGCCATTGATTCGCACGGTCCAGTTGGCAGACCACTCGGGAGAACTGCTGGGATCGCCACTGCCTTTCACCAGGGCCTCAAAGCGTTGCGATAGGTTCGCAAAGGAGCCATTTGAGAATGCTTCGACCTGAGTCTGCGCAATGATCTGTGCCTGATCCTTGGTCGTGTACGTGGTCGCCAGGGTCTGATAGATCGCCTTGTTGGCGGTATCGAAGTCAGAGCGCACCGTAGTGATCGCGGATGCACGTGCTTCATTCTCAGTCGCTACGGCCTGTTCGACCGTCGTGATGTGAGACTCGGCGACACCGATTGCAGCATTGAGCTGCGTGGCGAGCGTCGCGCGCGCTTCGCTCTCAGTTGCCAATGCCTGACGCACTTCGAGAACCTGCGCCGCCGTGTCGTCGAACTTGGCGAACAGCTCAGTGACTTGTTCGACCAGCGAGGTCTTATCATCCTGGATGATTCTGAGGGTTGTTTCAGCGAAGGCGAGGCGTCCGTCGAGTTGCCTGCGAGCGTCAAACATCTGATCGCTTCGCAGTAACTCATCCATCATGGTCTCTGCTGAGTCGTCAATATCATCGAGCTTGCTGACAAGCAGGCCCATCACGGGCGACTGCATGAGCTGATCGATGATCTCTTGAATAGGTAGTGACGGATTGCCGCCACCAGGATTCGGCCAGCCTGAGCCGCCTCCAGGGAGGCCGCCACCGCCATAGCTGCCGAAGTCGATCTGCTCCTGCATGACAAACAGAAGTTGCCGCGAGAGCATGTTGAGTTCCGCAGCGGGAAGCATCGTGCCTTCTTGGATATGCACGAGGCTGTCATCACGCGGAGTGAAACGACGGATAGTCACGAGGATGCCGACCGGAGCCGATCCGCTCAGGCGAACCGTCGTCGGATTGATCCAGTTGAAGGATTGCTCGACAGCATCCCCCGTATCCCCTGCGAACACGCGGATGTCATCCGTGTGCAAGTAGGGGAACGGGATGGTGTAGTCGGCGACATCCTCCGCCAAGTACATGACGAAGGAGTAGCCGCGTGCCAGTTGCGCCATTACATCTCCGTAGGTGCTTGATTTAATGGGGTGAAAAATGCGACCAGAAAGGACAGAAGCCTATCGGTCGAGTTAAAATGTCGCTGAGCGCAACTTTGCTGCGCAGGATTGAAAGCAATGGATAAGAGAAAACTTACCGCGCCCGATGAGCACCCGAGTGCAGGTGACGTCGCTGTGGCAGTTCTGCGAGGAGCTGTTGGGGCACTTCCTGCTGGTTCGACGCTAGTTGAATTGTTCAACTTGGTCGTGCAATCACCGTTAGATAAGCGTCGCAACGCATGGATGGAAGTGGTTGCAGAACGCCTTGAGGAACTCGCGCATCAGGGTGTTGATGTCGAAGCACTCAAGGAAGATGAGGAGTTCATATCTGCCGTAATGACCTCCACCATCATTGCCGTTCGCACGCACAAGGCGGAAAAACTTGAGGCTCTCCGCAACGCGGTCTTTAACGTTGTAGGGCCTCAAGCGCCGGACGAGGCAAAGCAATCAATCTTTTTCGACTTGATCGATTCGTTATCAGTGCTACACATTCAAGTACTGAAGTTCGCGAAAGCACCCTTGGTGCCAGGGCACTTTTTCATGGGCGGTCTAATGGGTCACCTACAAAACGCATTCCCTGAGCTACGGGAACAAGACATGCTAGCTCGATACATTTGGCAGGATTTGTTCAACCGGTTGTTGGTCAACATTTCGGTGGATGGGCTACTCAGTTCCATGACAGCACAGGGACTGCGAGAGACTCGCATCACGCGACTCGGTGCTGAGTTCTTGGCTTTCATTGAGGACCATTCGGAAACTGATTAGCGACCTGATCGCCAATGTTGCGGAACCCGGTGGCGTTGTTTAGCCACATGAGTTTCCAGAGGTTGCTTACGTCCTGCTTGGACAGTTGGTGATCCTGCGCCGCTAGGCGGCCAGGGATACCCACGACGTTCCACATCCGCTCCGCCGTAGCGAGCGTAGGGATGCCCTTGATACCCGAGTCGAGTCCCGAGGATCGCCCATAGGCGAACACTGGATCGTAGCCAGCGATGTCATGCACACCCGTATCGACGAGCATCGGAATGATCGAGGAGTATGAAGACATCTGAATGCCCGAAAGCGTGAGCGCCTTCAGGTCCATTTGTTTCTCTCGTTCCTCGGGATTGCCAACGGTGTTGATGTACGTGCGAGCACCCATGCCAAGCGTTGCGAACAACGTAGACAACGTGACCATGTGGAATGCCTGCCAATCCCTCATGTGCATTGCGTTGAGCATGTGGGCCTCGTAGGAGGCCGTCATGAATCGACGGAACTGCGTAAAGGGTTTACCGGCAGCGGAGTGCATCATCTCGATGCTGTCACCCGCGAGACCTTCCGTGACCTGACGACGAGTAACGGTCGCCATGTATGCGGAGATAGCTTCGCGTGTGTCCACGTCCCACTTCGGCCACTCGTCGGCAATCTTGTCTACCGTCTTGATGCCCTTGATTTTCGAGAAGATCGCCTCTTGTGCTTCGGCAGTCATGCCGTGGTTACGCAGACGATCTATCCATGCCTGACTTACCTTGCGTCCGTTCGCCAGCTCCAGCAGTTTCATCATGGAACCGCGTGCAGCCCACACCTGGAGCCTCGATAGTATCGGAGCCATTCCAGAGAGAACCGACTGTGCCCGTTTGAGAACCTGCTGAGTGTTGTCGATCTTGTTCAACACCTTTCCGCTACGGCTGGTCTTGTCGAACATCGATTCACCCAACGCATCCGTGCGGAGGTACACGGGGTTACGCGTGAGATCAGTGCCGGGAGCGTACATGTCGGCGTATAGGCGCATCTCTTTCTCTGCGAAGTCGCCGTTCGCCATGCGCTTGAACAGCTTGTTCACTCCAGGCATTGCCCTCAGTGAAGTACGCAGTCCTGCATACGCCATCGTCGGTCCGATTTCAGCAGCCATCGACCAGCCCATTTGATTCATGTAGAGCAAGTGGCTGTAGTCGCGGATCATGCGGCCAGCCCGTGAGGCAGCACCGCCAGGGTTCAACTCTGTCGAGCGGCCGAGCGTCGTGTTCACACCGATGTCGAACATGCGGCCCATGTCCTTGCCCTTGCCACCGGACTTCGATGCTTCGTCCACAACCTGCTTGCGTAGCGCGTCGAGTTCAGCCTGTGTGCCTACGCCCAGCTTGGACTTCAATGCAGTCCAGCCAGCCATGTCGCGGGCGTACCGATCGATCAAGTGACCGACATCGTTCTCCAGTAGATCGTGCATGGCGACCGTATGGGTTTCCCCGGTGCGTCGGCTGGTGATCTCTGCTGAGTAGGACTCATCCATCGGGATGCGAGACTTGAAGCGTGCATGCACACCCTTGTCATCGACTTGCTTACGCATGGAGTCAGTGAGGATCGCGGCCTTCTCAGGCGGCACACCCGCGTCATGCAGCAGCGCTTCAATGCTGTCCACGTGTTCACCACTGAGCCCCATGTGGAACGAATCGTTGTCCACCGACAGCGCCTTGTCTCGGGCACGCTTGAGCCATGCATCCGCAACCTTGTCCGTAAGGTCGTCATTGAGGAACGCCGCGCCATTGTCACCGGCATCCGCCAGTTGCTTTCGCAGGCCACGCTTGATGCTCTCGCGTACCAGTTGGTCACGCACGTCATCAAAGTGGAGCTTCTTCTGCTGGAACAAATCCTCGAAGCCCTCACGGGACATCATGCGGGGGAGCCAGTTACCTCCAGGCTTCACGTCGCTAGCGCCGGGTACACCGGCCATCTTGGCTTCGTCCAGGACTTGCGCCGTAGTCTCGTTCACGCTCTTTGCGACAGCAGCGATGCGAGGGTCAACCTCAGCAGAGGAATCGCGCATGTATCGTCCTATCTGTTCGCGGAAGTCCTTTGCGGCTCCAGCGTCGAACACGGAGATGCCGTTGTCCTTTCGATAGCTAGTCCATGCGGCATCCATCGCACCGTTGAACTTCGCAGACACTTTCTCATGTAGTCGGCGGCTCATCTGCTCAGCAGCCTCCTCCACGGCGATGTTCTTGTCCGTGTAGCCAACTCGCTCAGCGAGAAGCTTGCGCCCCACCATGCGAACGAGCGGAGAGTCTGACTGCGCCATGCGGGCCGATAGGGATCGGCGGGCACCAAGGAATGCCGTCTTGACGTCCGCTTCTGCCTGGGCGTCATACAGACGCGTCTCGGCATCCGGCAACTTAGGCGGCATTGGGACGTCCATGGTGGACTGGTCGGGGTTCGGCACACGCGCTGAGGACAACGTATCGGCACCGAATGTATCCGGCTGAGGTTGGACAGGATCAGGCTTTGAGTTCTTGTTGAGCTGATCGACGACTTCAGCGTGTGAGCCTTCAAGCCCCTTAAACATTCCGTGGAACGCACCACCGAGGGCGAAGCCGGTTGCTGCGTCACCCAAGACGTCATGCCATTCCATCGTCGGATCGTTTGCTTTGTTCACGAGGGACAGCGCGGTGTTCTGCGCTGCACCTGATAGACCGGCGCGGATGATGCCAGCGGTGAGGCTGACACCGCCCACGGGGAGGGCGAGTGCGCCAACAGCGGCAGCGCCTGGATCGGTCAAGCCGACTCCGAGGCGTCCCACCGTGGACATCTTGCCCAGCGTTTCCTTCGAGTCCTTCAGTGCATACGCTTCGCCGTAGAGTGCATCAGCGTGGTCCCTACTGACAGACTTCTCCAGCAGCGGAAGGTAATCACCTAGGCCTGCCTTCTCCCACTTCTTTACTTCTTCATCGACAGGCTTACCGATCCAGTTTGGATCGGGGCTGTACTTGAAGTTCGTAATGAAGCGGTCAACAGCACCGATGCTGCTATTGACTGAGGATGCGCCGATCTTTGTACCTAGCGATGTAGCATCGTTCTCTCGCTTGGTTTCGTCTGCATCACGAAGCTGCTGTGCTTTCTGCGCGTCGAGTGTAGCGGCGGGCAGCGGAGCGACAGGTGTTCGCATGTCAACGAACGGGGAATCCTGATCGGCCATATGGTTCCTACTGAGTGTTGTGGAGGTAGTCAACGAAGCTCTTGGTCTTCGTTGTGTCCAGGAGTGACTTCAGCTTCTCGGCATCCTGCTTGTTGTGCGTGTAGCCATCGGAGATCACCTTGCCGTTGAAGGTCATGCCGGTGACGCCCTGGAGAGTGTCGGGAGTCTTTGCAAGCTGATCGACTGCGCTCTGCTGATCTTCCGGTGACGCACCGGAGATGTAGCCGTAGCCCAACTGCTTCAGCCCCTGCTTACGCACTGTGTCCTGTTCGTTCTTCTGCATCGTCCAAGTCGTGTGCTTCGCTAGCACGGCATTGGAGTCCAGCTCTACAAGGCGCGGCTCTGCACCGGGTTTGCGTTCAACTACTGCACGACTTACGCCGTCGTCGTTGACCATCAGTACCCACTTGCCCGAGTTGTTCACCGCAGGCTGGAAGTACACGGTCCCCGTGTCGTCGATCTGCTTGTCCTTGACCATCCTTTCCTTGTAGTCCTGCGCGAGCTGAGTGAATGCTTCACCCACCTTCGGAGTCGTACCGGCTGGAACAGGGACATACATATCGCCCACACGGACGTTCGTAGCCTGGAATCGTTCCACTGCGGCCTTCGCTGCGTCCTCGGGCTTCAGCATGCCGGTAGACATCAGTTCCTTCGTGATGTCCTGTACCTGCGTGTTGACGTAACCCTGATTGCGAATCGGCGTGCTGGTGAACTTTCCGCTGAGGATCGAGGAGTCGCCAAACGTCGTCGGGATGACTGACGGGTGCTGCTTGTAGTACGTCGCCACGGCAGCAGAAGTTGCGCCGTGATCCATTGCAGGTTCCGTTTGCGCGATCTTCTGCAACGCTTGCTGTGGTGATAGTCCGAACGTCTGCGTCTCGATCTCGAAGCGTCGCATCTTTGCGGAGAACTCCGGGGTCACGTTCTGTTCGTAGTAGTCCTTCGACTGCGACTTGATGTTGTTGAAGAAGCCGATGGTGCGTAGGGCGTTCTGCTGATCGGATGGGTCGAACGAACCAGAGAGCTGCTTGAGGAACGGGACCGGAGCGTTCACGCGTGATAGCGCACCGGCCACCTGTAGGGTCGCTTGGTCTCCGCCTTGCTTGTACGCGGCCAGCATCACCTTGTCAGCGGCAGCGGATACCTTGGCAGTGCCCATCGCTGCAATCTGCACAGGATCGCCGGACTGAAGCGCCTGGAATGCCATGCGTTCGTTCTCAGCACTCTCGTTCTCTTTGGCGAGACGCTGCTGTGCTTCGCGGTTGCGATTGTGCATACCAGCAGCCCACTCGGGCGTGAGATCAAACTGCTTGCGGTTCGCATCGATCTCTCGGTCAGACAGCAAGCCTTGGTCCGCCGAGTCGCCCATGCGATACAAAGCGTGGGTGAGATTGTCGGCCTGTGCTTTCTTCTGTGCATCGTCGATGATCTGCTGGCCACGCTTGGCTGCGAGGTCGAGCTGCGACTTGTACTCCGGAATGTCACCGATAGAAGTACCGCTGGAACCCAGCGGAGTCTTCAGTACCGCCATCGCTTGCGGGATGTTCGTCTGTCCGGTCGCAAGGGATGCAGTGAATGCCTGCGTGACGATCTTGTGTGCTTCGGCTTCGCCTAAGCCACGTGCCGTGAGGGAGTCAAAGTAACCCTTGAGTCCATCCTCAGTCAGCAGTGAGCCACTCTTGATCGCAGCAGTGCCGATAGCGCCGAGGTTCTCCTCGTCACGCTTCAGTGCTTCGGCAATGGACTGTCGGTTGTACTGATCTTTCCAGCCGACTTGCGCCTTTGAGATCGCCTGCATGAAAGCAGGTTGTGATGCCTGATCGACACCGTTCTGTTCGAGATAGTCTTTTGCTTTGCCCTGGATGAATTGATTGATCTCATTCTGAGTCTTGCCGGGTTCGAGCTGAGCAAGCTGCGGGGCCAGTTGGTTGCCGAACTCGTCCGCGAGGCGGAGGCCGTCAGTCTGTCGATACGCAGCAGTGAACTCTTGACTCATCCCTTCGAGACTCGGGGCTTCGCCGGTTACCGCTTGCTTGTCGGCAGCCTGCTTACCGAGCTGCTCATCTTCTTTTGCTTTCTGGATGCGCGCCTTCTCGGCAGTCGCATCCTTGGTTGCCTGGACGTCCGCGTAGGTAGATGCGAACCCCTGTAGGGAACTCGCGAGTGCCCACGCCGGACTTGTGCCTGGATTGCGGGGAAGCTGCGCTTGGACCTGGAGTGGAACACTCGCGGTCTGAGGTACGTCCGTGGCAACGCGGGGATCAATCCGAGTGGTTACGTCGCGGGGCATAGGTTATCCGTTGATTGTCTTGGGTGGCGTTTGGTTGGCGTAGTAGCCACCGATGTTCGAGTACGCCTTCGCGCCGGTATTGGCGAGACTCGCTGCGAGCTGTCCGTTGATCTCTGTGGACTTGGAGCGGACCTGCGCGGAGGTTTCGAGGTCACCGTTCTCACGGTTCTTCTCGATGCGGGACACGTCAGTGCCTTCCTGCATCATGATGTCGTTCAACACGGCATCGGAGGAGTTGCCGGATACACCGGACTCAGCGGCAGCGGCACGAGCGGCGGCTCGCTGCTGGCGTGCTACCTGCATACGATCCATCGTCTGAGCCTGAGTAGATGCGTCGGTCTGATCCTGCTGCATCTTTGCCTGCGCTTCGAGCGCATGCTTCTGCTGATTGGAACTGTAGATTGCTGCGCCTGCCGAAACGGCGGCGGTTACCGCCATAGCGATAGGGATGACTAGGGGGCCACACATAGGATTCTTCCAAACTCTATGAAGGGATGTCCGTTGATCTCATGCACCTTGAATGGCTCGAAGCCGAGGTGCTGAAGCCAACGCTGTGCGCGGAGGTGACGGACATCCACGAGGTTGAACATGGCGACGTACATGGGCGACCACGCTTCCACGAACTGCCGTGACACTGCGAGGAACTCGCGGACGATGCGGCCACGCGGACCAGTGGAGAGCATCCATGGCACGCCATAGCTGTCATCGGTTGTGTAGTCGGCAACACCGAATGCAGCTTGCGGCTGTCCATCCCAACAGGCGACGTAAGCCTCACGGCTGACTTGATGGCCCTGCTGGAGAACCGTCAGGGGATCAAGCCCCTGAGCGGTTAGTTCGGCTACATCTTCCGCGCATAGGCGCGAAGCAATGGACTCAAGCATCGCCTGAGTCGGTTCGTGGATCGTGATTGTCACATGCGTACCTGTGTCGTGTAGGTTCCTTCCCACTGCACCGATTGCCACCACGCCGGATACGGCACGTCACTATCAAAAGCGACGTGGACCTGATCGGACCGGGAAGCGACGAGGAACTTGTGAGTGCCGTCCTGGAGACTCGGCGAGTCCAGATGAAACTCAGCGTCCCCCGTGGTGCGGGAAGTGAACGTGTCGGAGAGTTGCGGAACGAGCGTATCGATTGCAGTAGCGCGACCCTTCGGATACACGAGGCAGCGGAAGTACGCGGCGGAGCTGAAGCGGAGAGTCATGCGACGAATCTGCAAACGTCCAATGACCTTTGCTACGTTGTTCTGATCCCGCACGAACTGCTGCGAGAGCGTTGCACGTCGGCGGTACTTGTAACCGATCACCAGCTTACCGCCTGTCTTGTTGCCAGGGATGCGAAGCGTCTGTCCTCCGTTAACCAGCGTGGCACCTGTGATGTCCATGTAAGAACCCGGCGCTGCCCAATCGGTAGTCTTCAACACCATCAGGCCGTTCATCGTGGGCAGCGTGAAGGGAACCGTGAGGTCCGTGTAGTTACCGAAGGCTTGGTAGACCGGAGTCACCAGCTCGCGCCTATCGAGATGAATGTCGAACTGATTGCTGATCGGTTCGTACACCGGGGCCAGTGACAAGTCGAACGTCAGCAACTCCACGCCGCCGCCTGGAGCTAGCGCGACAACGTATAGGTCGGTGCCGATTGCACTGATGTGTACCACTGCACCCACACCCGTGATCTGCCACGGATGCCATGCGGACTGCTGCTTCTCATCACCCACCCATCGAAACTGATGGACATACACCTGGGCACCGGAGGGATTCCTGTGAGACAGGAAGACCATATCGGCGTCCTGCGCAGCCGCCATGCAGCGAGTGTTGCCAGGGATGTACGAAGGAACGTGTGCAGTCACATCGGCAGCAGTGGCCGTCACCTGATCGTCCTGGATGAAATACTCGCGGACGTTGGTGTACTGACGTTTGCTGGAGTCGTTCGCAAAGAACAGACTGGAGCCAGCCAGGACAGGCTTGATACCGGGCGATACCTGATAGGTAGTCACCACATCGATCTTCGCGGACTTCGGCGTAAGCGTCGGTGTCGCGGTGAGCTGGAACATGGACGTCTTGCCGGATGCGAACAACAGCAGGCACTTCAGATACGAGACTGCGTGCGTGAGCTGTGCAACACCTTCGGACGGTGCGGCGAGATCAATCGTGTCGCTATCAAGCAACGCGGTGACCGTCGTGCGCCAGAAGTTCAAGTAGTGACCGATCTCTGACATGACGACGTTCTCACCTGCCAGGATCACAAAGCGGTCTTTGTGAAACGATAGGCCACCGATGCGCTGTCCAACGAACGAAGGGTTCGGGCAGGAGTTGGTGTCACCAGCGTATCGCTTCTCCCAATCGAGAGGACCGAAGCTGAAGTAGAAGCCGTCCGGGTTGGTGCCGTCAGGGATTCGCTTGAGTCCGTGAGGCATCGTCTCGGCATTGAACGTGCCCGTAATACCCGGCATGGCAACTTCGTTCCATACCTTCGAGGACTGCGCCTGGACGTAGTAGTTGTCGAACGAGTTGTTCTGATCGCCGCGTACTTCCCAAATGACTCCGATGGTCGGTGTCTTCGGGAGATCAGCGAACGTCTGTACGGAGCCGTTCACGTGTCCCGTAGTGAGATCGCCGGACATCGCCACAGTAACTTCGCGGTTGGCAATCATCGTGTAGTCCTCAACCGTCACCGCGCGCAAGGACTGGCACGGATCGAACTGAGTGTTGAGGTAGGGCAGGGACGGTGCGTTGGTGACGACGACGTACTCTTTGCCGGTCACATGATCGAATACACGCACGCGGGTGCCGTAGATGCACACAAGGTAATGCTCAGCGTTGTCGCGCTGAATCGTGTGCCAGAACGCGTTCTCGGGGATGTCGCTACCGAGTACGTTGACGAACCGGGCCGGTGGCCGGGGACCAACGCCACGTGCGGGAGAGAGGTTGAGGTTGAGACATTCCTCAAGTTGGGAGGGTTGGCGTACCGATGCGTCCTGCTGAGAGACTCCGCCAATCATCGACGGAATGGTTCCAGAGGTCAGCGGCATCAGCGCGTCCAGACTTCCGAGACGTCAGTGCTGTCGTTGAACATATTGGCGCGGGGTTCGTATAGACGCTCCTCGATCACCAGGGCGTTCAGTGCGAACTTCTCGTCGTCCTGAGTGAACGTATATGCCTGCTCGTTACCCATGACCTGAGTCTGGAACTGCGTGGCAGCTCGCACGGTGATGTAGCGCCGTGCGGTCTCGGGTAGGTTCTGGAAGTCGTAGAACCAAATGACTTCCATCGTCGGGCCGTCGTCGGCCTCGAACTGGTTGGTGCGATTCGTCATGTCCCACAGGAAGCCGTTACGCGGAACGATGCGGCGGTCATCGTCACTGCATGGACGAAGGGACAGAACATTTGCGGGAATCTTTACCGTGCCATCGATGGCCGGTGTGAAGGTGTAGGAGTCGTCGCGGTTGAAATACCAGCCGCGTGACTGGACTTCACGAGCTTTCGTGCGCAGCGTGTCGCGTGCAATCGAAACGTCGGTGAACCCGAGGTTGTCGAGGGAATTCGCTGGAGTCTCACCTACGGCCTTTAGTAGTTCGTTGACCGCTTCAAGCTCGGTGGTTGGTGTTAATTCCATTTCAGCCCCATAAGAAATTAAATAGTGTATATAAATCAATTAGATATAACTTAACACCCGTACTAAAATAGGTGGTACATATGTACTAAAATTGTAGTTGACATGTACAAAAAATGTGGTACGGTTGTTAGTGGGGTAATTCGCCTCACTAACTAGGAGAAAGAAAATGGCAAGACCTTTTGTTGCACCCGACCCGAAAGATAGGTCAGTAAATGAACCGACGTCCGTCATCAGCGCCGCACAGATTCTGGGGTTGTATAACCAGGAAAACCCGACTGATAAGAAAGAACGTGTCGTTGATTCGGTTAAGAGTTGGTACGTGAATGAAATGGAACGTTGCGGCTGGTCGAAGGCAACGTTCCACGGAAATCAGTGTGTCGTTGAAGCCAAGGTCCAGCTCGTAACAAAGAAGGAGAAGTAGGACGGCGGTTACATGGACAGCTCAGTCGGTACGACCGAGTTTTTCCGATAAGGGTCGAGCGTTTTGAATTGCTCGATTCGTGCTTGGCACAATGAGGTTCCGTCTATGCGTATATCTCGAAAAAAAGCCGGAGGACAGTAATGTCCACCGGCTTTATCTTTTACGTAGTCAACTTTGCCGCGATCTCGACTGCCCCAGCCACACGGAGCCAGCCGTGGCCCAAGGCGAACTTGGACAGCATCAGGGTGCCCTGACGACGAACGTCATAGGCGTCCTCGACTGCGAGGTCCAGCAGCTTCAGAGTGCCCACTGCGGACTTGTGGAACACGACGCCAGCCGTCTTGCTGTAGTCAGCGCGATAGCGAGCCTGGATCTTCGTGTTCGCCGTGTCGTCGGCGGTCGGCAGATGGTTGGTCTTCAGCAGCGGAATGCGAGCAATCGAATAGATCGTCGCCTGGGACAGCGAGCCGTTCACTTCCGGGTTGAAGTCGCGGTTCACCAAGTCCTTGACCTGAGTGAGCGCGTACCACAGCGCGGGCTTCACGACAGCAACGCAGTCCTCGTCGGGGATGTTCTTCTCGTCGAACAACTGACGAGCCTGAAGCACCGCACCTGCGAACTTGGTCGCGTCCGTCAGCATCGCCGCATCGGCGATCACTGCACCGCCGTCCTGACCTTCCACCAAACCGGAGGTCTGACGAGCTGCCTGGATCGCACAACGCAGCTCATTGAGCTGACGCTGCTTCGCCAGTTCCAAGCCCTGCTGCTTGGTGTACTCACTACGCACATCGTAGTGGTTCATCGCTTCGTCGATGTTCGGAATGAACACGTGCGAGATCAGCATCGGATCGAGGTTAACGATCACCTCGTTGTGCTGAACGTTCAAGCCCGTAATTTCCGTTCCCGGTACGTGGTACTCAGAGCCGATGGTGCCGATTGCGGGGAACTGCGCGGACTTGCCGTGCGAGATGTTGCGTTCGGTTACCTTACCAGCCAGCTTGTATTCGTCCTGGAACGATGCCAGAACTTCACCGCCGTACTGCTCCAGGAATAGCGCCTTGTCATCACCAGTGTTCTGCACCTGACCAAGACGATTCGGAGTAGCGTTTGCCATTGTCTCTTGTTGCTTTCCTTGAATGATTAATTGATGCGCGTCTCACGACGAGCGGTAGTAGCCGTTACTTGTTGTGAGTAACGCGCATGCGTTCAACTACCTGCGCACGGAACGCAGGGTCGTTCTTGTACTTCGCACTACGGAAGTCCGCGCTCATCTCCTCGCGGGAGTTGTACGGTTGGACGCCGTTGGATTTACCAGTACCGTTCAACAGGTTGTTCGGAGGAGTACCCCGGCCACCTTTGGAACGACGGGCGGCGAGGGCTTCAACTGCGAGTGAAGCCTTGGCGGCATTGCCGCTGGTCACTGCTTCATTGAATGCTTCCTTCTCGGCCTGAGTCAGCGCGTTCTTTGCCCAATCAACTAGGCTGCTGTACTCGGCTGAACCGCCCGCTGCACCGTAAATCGCGGAGTCGTAGGCGTCGGCATCGGCCTGTCGGCCACGGATGTACGTGTCCACTGCATCACGCGGAATGCCCTTGGCTTCCAGCGATGCATAGGTTTCGTCGGACAGCTTGCCGTCCTTCGCGTATTCCGTATTCAGTCCATCCCAATCGAGACCGGCATTGGTGACAGTCTGCTTAGCAGCGTCATCGGTGTTCTCGGTGCCCGCAGGAATTTCCTTGGTCGTAGCTTTGCCCTCGGTCCTTGCTTCACTGGAACCTTCGGCCCCAGCCTGCGAACCGCTCGACTGCGCCTTCAGCGCCTCATGGGCAGCTACCAACTCCTCGACGGACTTGAAGCCGCCAAAGGTAGTTTCGGTATTTTCAGTCGCGGAGGATTCGCTGGCCGGGGCCGTGCTTGTATCCAGAATGATTTCAGACTTATCGCTCATGCACTCAATTCACGAAGTTGTAGACGGTGAGGCCGTTCGGAAGCACAGACTTGTACTTCTCCAATGGGTCGATCTTTGGCTCACTCTTGGGCTTCGCCGGGGCGACCGTTTCTTTCTCGGTCACGTCCGGCGCTTTGTCACTCTTAGGTGGTGCCATCAGGATTTCCTTGTTGCGCCATTGCGGCGCTTGCGATGTTGGGAGCCGCGCGAACTGCGGCTTGGTGCATGGTGTCAATCTGCGCTTCCTGCTGGAGCTGCTCGTCGGACTTGATGAGACCCTTCATGGAGATGTCGCTTGCAGCGCCGAGGCGTGCGAGGAACTCGCCATCGTCAACGCGCTGTGCGAAGACCTGCGGGCCGAGTGCTTGCGTTGCGGCCTGTGCCCACTCCATGAGTTTCTGCATGTCTTGTCCGCGACCAAGCGCGGCCATGCCGACAACTACACGGGGCTTAATGACACCCTTGGGTAACTCGGGGAGCTGATGTGTGCGCGTCAGTCGGTCGAGGATTCGACGGACCATGGGCAGCAACAGGTCTTCCGCAAGGATCGAGTAGATGCCACCGAGGACGTCTTCCAGCTCTTGAGCCAGATAACGAATTTCCTCAGCGGTCACACGCTCACCGCTACGCTGAATTGCCGTGCGTACGCCGAACACGAGTTCGAGTCGCTGGCTCAACTTGTCCATCACGTTCGTGACGAAGTTAAAGTCCGCGTACTTGTCCTGCGAAACAGCCTTCAAGTCTTCCGGGTTCATCCGCAGAACATCGCCGGATTCGGCTTGAGTGATGTCCTTCGGACGTGCCTCGGAGTTCTGCTTCAGTGTCCACAGTACCTTCGCAGCAGCAGCGGCACCCTTCAGGATCGCCTTGCTGAGCTTCTCCAGTGCGTCAAAGTCACCGAAGTATTCGTACACCAGCCCAGCGCCGTAGTCCTCAGCATCTTCCTCGGGGATACGCAGGGGAATCCAGGGGCATGAGTCGATGGGATAGGAACCATCGCTACCCGGCACGATGACCGAGTTCACCTCCTGGTAAACCTGCCAGAGATCACCGTCGCGGTAGATACGCGTGTAGAGGTCGATGTTTTGCTCGGGGCCGTCGTCCTTCTTCTTCTGATCCAGGCCCAGGTGCGATTGCATCTCAGGTGACAGCGTAGAAGGAGCAACGCTATCGAGCGTCACGATCTCCAACACGGAACCCATGCCGTCACGATGGACGACGAAGCGGGTCAGTGGATAGACCTTGGCGTTCCCTTGGTCAGGGATATAGATGCAACAGTTGCCGGTTGTTACCAGGTGCTTCAGCGCGAGAGCCAATCGTCCACGCATGCCTGACGTTTCGATGTCATTGATGATGGTTCTCTCGATATCAGCGAGGCCCATCTCCAGGTCACCGAGCTGGATACCCGCCTGCTGTGCAAGCTGGGCCGCATCCATGCTGTCCGGGGACATCTTGAAGAAGCTGGCGTTCGGGGGGAACAGAGCCAGCAAAAGACGAGACGACAGGGAGTTGACGCATCGAGCGCCGGTGCCTTGGTACGGGGTAGTGCGCGTGACGCTGGTCTTACCCTTTGTCACCTGCTTATACAGCGTCGGCAGCGTGAGGTCCGCGCACTGCTTAGCCCGAGTCTCCGCATTGTTGCGGTCGGTCTTCAGTGCGTTGTATCGGACTTCGGCTGAGACGGAGTTGTCCGTCTTGCTCAAGTCGGGATAACCAAGCTACTTCCGTAGGGAGTGCTAGTCGCACTGTTTAGGTCGAGCCGGAACTTCTGCCTACCAGCGTAGGCATCGGCAGTCGCCGGGGTGTTACCGTCGCGCGCCGTCAACAGGATTGCAGGCTTTTCCTGCTCGGTAGCGGTCGGAATTTCAGGTGTACTCGAACACATTTCGGTTTAATTCCAGGGCGTGGCGTATCAAGTTTCATTTGCTGGTAAATCCCAATTTTTCGACTTGCGTGAACATCAGCTCACTTTTGCGCGAAAAGTGATCTACATTTTAATAAAGCATTTTATTTACATGTATTTATATTATTGCGCTGAAACGTAGGGCGTGTATTATCGAAGTCACATTTACAAATCGAGATTTGTGCAATGAATAATGAATATAAAATTGCGACCGCGCGCCGCGCTGTGGAATTACTTCACGGTGGCTTGCAGAAGCAGGTCCACTTGGAAATGGCACCATATGGTCCTGACAAGGCATATACCGAATTGATGAGCGTTGCGAACGACTCGGCTGCGACCCACAGTGAAAAGGCTGAAGTTTCAGAGCTGCTTGCCAAATTACGGGAGAAGTTCCCGAGGCTCGGCAATTGAAATTTATTAAAAGCTAGCAGTTGTCGTCCCGCTCTCTCGTACGCTTTCGTAACAACGAGAGAACTACGCGGCGCTCACCAGACCTCATCAGGAATTCCTCCTTGCTCAGCGAGGGGTCGTAGATCACTTCGGGGTACAGGTGATCTAGCTGGTCGATCAGGTCGTAGGCGTGTAGCGGGATAATGTCAGTGGTCACAAGGACTCCCTTAGAGGTCGATGAGGAGACATAAGGGAATCCTTATGGGGGAAGCTGCGCTTCCTCCTATGAACGCACTTTTACCCCATACTTCCGGCGGGTCGATTGGGTGAATGGATATGACCGATGGAGAGATGATCCTGACCGCCCTTGGCAGCCAAACGGTTGTGCTTGGCGTCCTTGGATTCGTTGGGCGGGCACTTGGGAAGCACTGGCTCGACAAGGATTTGAAAGAGTTCGAGCTGAAGCTCAAGGCCAGCGCAGACGAAAAGATAACTGCGCTGGCGCATGATTTAGAGAAGGCGAAGCTGGAACATCAGGTTCGCTTTTCCAAGCTGCATGAGCGCCGTGCAGAGGTGATATCCCAAGTCTATGAGTTGCTGACTGACTTCTATGGGTCGTCGCAAGTCTTCACTTCGGTTGTCAGTTATGGCGGTGATCCACCGCGCGAAGAGAAGTACAAGAAGGCGCTTGAAGATGGGGCCAAGCTCTACTTGTACTTTGACCGCAACCGCATTTGGTTGCCAGCTTCGGTATGCGAACAAATCGAAAAGTTCGTTCGGGATATGCGTATCGCCGTGGATCGGCTGGGCGTGTACCTCCCTTATCTAGGTAAGGATGGCGAGGTCACGCCGCCCCATATCTTTAAGCAACACCTCGATGCATGGCAGGGAGCATCGGAGTCTTTTAGAGATGAGATTCCGAAGGCTAGAGGCTTACTGGAAGCGGAACTTCGGCAGATTCTAGGGGATGCTCCTTCGGTCCCCGGTCATCTGAACCAAGACCCCTCAAGCGGTGAGCCAGGAGCATAAGGATGCAGCAACCGGCATGGGCCAGATGGTCCCGGCCACTCTCCGGGTCAACCTCCTCACCAGCAAGCGACGAGAACGTGTGACGCAGCAATGCGTCATAGAGACGACGATGGGCGAAGCCGCCCGTCCAGTTGAACGCCGCATACTTCAGTGCACCGAAGCCGAATACATGGGCAATCTCGCTCAGCGCGTCCGCTGGGATAAGGCTAAGCGGGGCTTTTCCAGCGTCGAACTTAACGCCAGCCTTTACGGTTTCCAAAGTTTCACCTCGTTGGTTTTGTAGTTGTAGTCGCCGTGTCGAAGGATTCGAGCGAGGCGTGCTTGAGTGATTGCGTCGTCCTGGGTGAACCCCTTGGACTCATAGGCACCCACGACGGCATCCCAAAGCGCAGCGAGGTGTTCCTCCGGGGAGGAGTCGCTAAGTGCTTCGTGGATTGGCTGAAGTAGCTCATCGGCTTTCTTCGGACCGATACCTTTGCAGCCTGGGTAGCAGTCGGTCGCATCGCCCATCAGGACTTGCTTCATCCAGAACAGGTCAGCGTCGTGCAGGCTGATCGCGCGTGTGCCGATATCGGGCTTGCCGGGATTGTAGAGACGACACGGAAGTGTCTGCATGTCCTTGTCGATGGACACGACGATCTTCTTGCCGGGTGCCTTACCGGTCTTCGGGTTGGTTGCCAGGAGTCCGAGGATGTCATCGCCCTCCAGGTATTCCCTGGTGATGATTTTGTCGGCGTACATTTCCTTGAGGAACTCATCGACCGCATACCACAGTGCAGGCTTCGGTTTGCCCGCGCGGTTGGATTTGTAGGTCGGGAAGATTCCCTTGCGGAAGTTGGTCGAGACGGACAGCGGGAGGATGAAGTCAGTAGCGCCGAACTTGTCTACCAGCTCCTCGATATAGGCTTCGAGTTCTACCTTGGCCTTCTCGGGGTTGACGATCTCCGTTGCAGAGTCGTCGTCGTCAAACTTGAAGTTCTTTGTGTTTGAGAATGCGAGCTGATAACGCAGTACGTCGGCGTCAATCAGCAGTGTTAGCAAACGAAGAGTTCAGCCTTGACGGTGAGAGTCTTCGACCAACGCTGATGATCGTCGTGCAGGGTTTCCTCGAACTTCACGACGCCGGTACGGATCAGTTCGTCGGCCAGCTTGATAACCATGTCGCGCTTCGCGTAATGACGGAAGTCGTCAACCATGTTTAAGTTCGTGCCGCGCATGCAGGCGTCGAGGGGCAGGCGGTGTTCGTGGAAGATTTGCAGCTTCTTCGGCTCGTTCATGCCGCGCACGGTCTTTTCAAGCTCTGCCACTTGGCGCAGCAGCGTGTCTTTCGCAACAGCTTTGCTCATTTCAACTTCCTCAGTACCTTGAGTTTCGTAAGTGGCTTGATGCCGTAAGAGACGCCGACAGTGGCGATGACCATGTAGCGCCACCAGTCAGGCAGCGACTCGTCCAGTGCGTTGAATCCGTCCATGACGAAATGCGACATGCCGGGGATGAAGCACAGAACCAGCGGAGTCATTACGATGATGAACATCGCTTCGTCCTTCCAACCGGATCGGGCGATAGCTGCGGATTCCCACTCTCCGTCTTGCTGTGCCTTCGTGATTTTTGCTTGCACCACGGCAAGCTTGAGATTGTGTTCCGCCGCATCCTCGCGCGCTTTCAGGACGCGGTTCTGTTTGATGGAATCGATGACACCGCTGAAGACAAACTTCGCAGCACCGCCGAGTAGTGATAACCAGTTCATCGGGTCTCCTGGAAATACGCAGCGACACGGAGAAGCTCCTCCGGTGTTGCGTTTGATTTGATGGCGTTCGCACGTGACGAGATGACACGCACGTTCCCTTTGACGTAGCCCTTGTTCGGGTTGATGCGATCCACGGTGGGGGAGTTCGGGCCTTGCGCCCGTCCACCGACGTTTCGGTAAAGCGGCAAACCAAGCACCGGGCAGAAGTCAGGAATCTCCACGTCTTCAACAGTGAGGTTGAATGGAATCCCGCGCTTGCCTGCCCGGTACTTGATGATCGACAGAAGACGACTAGCCGGTGTGGCTGCTGTCCTCAATGACATTCCGACCAGTTACTACCGACTTTGTATTCACCATCAAGCGGGCAGCGGAAGCCGTAGCTCGCTCCCGCAGCACGGATGGATGCCACTGCTGACTTGCCAACGGTGTTGGCAATGTCCTCGTCGCATTCAATCTGGAACTCGTCATGCACGTTGGCGATGAACTCGTAGTTCACGCCGGGGACGTAGCCCATGTCCTGCAACGCGCGGTCGAGCATCACGAGAGCCTTCTTCATGACGATGGCACCAGCGGATTGCAGCAGCGTGTTCAGTGCTGCGTGGTCCGAGCGAACATGCAACTTGCGACCATCCAGGCCGAGTAGGAAGCCGCGCTTTGTAGCTGCTACCTTCACTGCGGTAAGCAAACTGTCCAACGCAGGCAGTCCTTTCAGGAACTTCGCCTTCAGCTCCGCACCGGCCTTCTTGCCCTTGCCGACGATGGAGCCGATCTTCTGATCTCCAGCGCCATACAAGAATGCGTAGATAAAGGTCTTTGCGTTGTCACGCGTCGGCAGGCCCGCAGCGCATTGGTTCACGCTATGGATGTCGCCTTCGAGGATGACCTTCGCGTATTCGCCATTGTCATAGCGAGCCATGAAGTGAGCGAGGTTGCGAAGCTCCAGACCGGATGCGTCGGCACCTACTTGCTTTTTACCCTTCGGCACACAGAACAGTGCGCGGCAGTCAGCGCCATACGGTGTTCCCACCTTCGGCACCTGTGCTACGTTCGGACTGCTGTGTGTCATGCGCCCGGTGACAGCGCCGTTCTGCGTGACGCGCCCGTGGATACGTCCGTCTTTCTTGATGGACTTGAACCACGCCTGCTTACCTTCGGAGAGCTGGCCGAGACGCTTCTCGACCATTAGGTACTCATTGAGCAATTCCGCTTCCGGGAACTTCATGCCTTCGAGAACTGATTCATCCACCTTCGGCTTGCCACCATCGGTGAACTGCGTTGGCTTCCATCCGTACAGCGTCGAGAGTCGATCAGAGATGTGATCCCGTGATGCAGGGTTGAATACAATTTCCTTGGTTCGTTCTACTGGCACGCCCTTGATGTATCCCTTCGCTTTGTTGTCGCGCTTGGGGATGAATGGCGGAAGCTTCACGATCCACGGTGGGAACGCTTCACGTAATTTGTCGGCCAGCTCGGTGCGGCGCTCAGTGAGCGTCTGCTCCAGCTTGCGTGCTTTCTCCTGGTTGAACAGGAATCCGTACTTCTCCTGTCGGCGGATGATTGGCGCAACGTCATGCTCTAGCTGGATAGATTCTTCGCTGAAGCCCTTGGACAACAGGAGGTTCAACAGCTCTACCGTGACTTCAACGTCCTGGTCGCAGTAGTCATCCATCTCCTGATTCCACGCGGCCCACGGATCGCGGCCTTGTTCCTTCATCACCTTGGCGTAGTCACCCTTCCACTTGCCCAGGCGAATGCCCCACGCTTCAAGCGAGTGACGTCCGATGAGCTGTTTGGTGAACTTGGTGGACTTACGAATGAATTTGAAGTCGCGTTCGGTCAGATCGGTGTAGATGAGCTGGGACATCAGCAGCGTGTCTCGGATCAGACCCTTCGGTTTGAACCAGGGGTAGACCTTTTGCAGTGCAGGGATATCGAAGCCGATGATGTTGTGACCGCAGATGCCATCGGCTTCCATCAGGATGCGAAGGGCCTGCTCGATGGTTACCGCTGCACCATGATCGTTCGCACGAATCTTCTTGCCGGTGATCGTGCATTTGATGGCGATGCAGTGAATCGTTGTAAGTTCGTCGAGGAGGCCGTTCGTTTCGCAGTCGAATACTTGCATCAGCATCCATGGTTAGTCGTCGAGTTCCTCGACGGTGATGACTACGCGCACACACCGAGCGGCCCCTCTGTATTGCTGAGAGGCCGCTTCGGCTGACTTGGGTAGTCCGATGGGGAAGCAGCCCGAAGCTGCGGTGAGAGGTGGTGCGTCTTGCGGGATGTAGACGACGTGTTGAACCGACTCACTCAAAAGTCTTGACAACCAGTGCTGCCGGACTCGTCGCCATACATGGCGTCGGGTTCAAACTGCTTCTCGAACAACAGGCCAGTGCTGGCTTCGTATCCGAGTGCGATGGTTTTGCCGGTTGCCTGTCCGGTGTGACGATCCTTCAGGACGCGGAACGTCGTGGTCTGCCGTTCGTCTTCATCGTCGGCTTGCTGATTGCGTTCGAGGCCGAACATGAAGTGGCTCCAGAAGCCGATAGCTCGGGAGCCTTTGAAGTGGCGGATCATCACGCGTCCGCCTTCTTCGTGAGGCTTACCTTCCGGTGTTGCCAAGTGAGAGATGAAGTAGAAGTACAGCCCATTGGCTTCAGTGAACGAAGCGATCTCGGCCATAATCTTTTCGAGTGCTTTCTTCTCGTCCTCCTCAGCAGCCGCTAGGGCAGTGAGGTGATCCAGGAAGATGTGCTTCACGCCCTCGGTGTGGACGAGGTACTTCATCTTGGCGAGGATGGTTTCCCATTCGGTCGAACCGAACGAGTCATACATAAACACGTTGCCGCTGCTTTCGATCTGCTCGAACGCGGCGATCAGTTCTGCTTCAGTCCACGATCCATCGGGAACATGGAATCGTCTGCCCTTGAGCTTGCCTGCTACACGTTTAGCGGTTTCCGCAGGCGGTTGCTCCAGATAGAACAGAGCGCACTTCTCACCGAGATCGATAGCGGTATGCTTGATTTCTTGCGTAAAGAAGTCGGTCTTACCTACACCAGTGCCGGCACCGAAGCCGTACACCTCGCCAGGACGACGCCCATATGTGTAGTCGGTGAGCGATGGAAGGAACCACGGCAGTCCGAGTTCAGCAGGCTTAAGTGCCTTCTCGCGGATGTCGCTGAAAGTCACGATGCCATCGGGGCGAAAGACCTTTGCGTTGAACATCGCGGTGATGATTTCCCGCGTCCGGCCTGACTGGATCAGCTCGTTCGCATCCTTCGCAGGAAGGTAGGCGATCTTGCATTTGCCGGGGGAGAACAACAGGGCGCACTCTTTGGCCGCGTCCTGTCCGGGTTCGTCCATGTCGAACATGAGGACAACTTCCTCGAACTGTTCGAGCCACTCGATCTCACGAGCAATGGACTTCTTCGCGCCCTGCGCGCCGTTGGGTAGTGAGACGACAGGCCACTTGTTCTCTTGTGCTTGCGACACAGAGAGTGCGTCGATCTCACCTTCGGTGATGATGATGCGGCGGCCTGGACTCCAGAGGTGTTGCCCATATAGACCCGCGAGCTTCATGTCTCCTTTGAAGCTGAAGGTCTTATCAGCGTACCGAATCTTCTGCGCGACGATCTGACCATCACGGCGGTAGTTCGCGATCTGTACTTTCTTGCCGTGGTGCTCGCCAATGGTGTAGCCAAACTTGCGGCAGGTTTCTTCGGTGATGCCGCGTTTGCCTAGGGCAGCGACCTCGCCTTGGATGAAGTCGCTCATGCGCTTTCCTTTAGTTGTAGGAGGGGTGGCTTCGCCGTCGCCCTTCACGTATGCCTTGCATGCAAAGCAATACTGATGACCATCTGTGTAGAGGGAGTTCGCATCGGAACTCCCGCACTCTTCACAGGCGACGTGTGCGACGAACTCAGACTCGCTTTCGGCCACGCTGCACGGACCACATTGCGTTGCGCTTGGTCACGCCGACTTTGCGCTTCAGAGAAGACAGAACGAGAGATACCGTCTCGCCCTTAACATCGCTGCGCTTCACGTTCGCGTTGAGGAATGCTTCGCGCATCGCGGTGTTGACGTTATGGGTCATGCTTTCTCCTTGAGAGCTTCGATGAGGTCTTCGATGTCATCTGCATCGAAGCCGAGGTTGTCCATCACGTTTCTGACGAGAGCCAGCGTGATGCGCGGTTCACGGGGGCGGGGTGGGTGCAGCGGGAAGTCGGCGCGTTTCTGTGCAGCACCAAGCGCGTAGCGCATGTAGCGTTGACCAGTGGCGTCCTTCGCTTCTTCCTTCATGACGTCGTAGCCAGCCGCAACGATCTCGTCGATGCGAGATGCGAGGCGTCGAATGCGGTACACACCTTCGGCCTGCCAGGATGTGATGTGTGTTTCTGCGCGCATGTGCGCGAGAACCTTTGCTGCTTGCGGCGGCAACTTGGTCATGGTGTTTCCTATCTGAGAGTTTTGAGGGGAGCTTCGGGGCCGTAGTGGATTGCGATTACTTCGCTGCCCGCCGTCTCTAAGGCGAAGTGGAGTTCGCTCAGGGCGCGGAGTTGTTCTGAGGTGAAAGAACCGCGTGGCTCTAGTTGGTCATTCAGTCCGCCAACGAGGCAGACCTGGATGGCGCGGTGATTCATGTCGCGTGACATGGCACCGGGAAGACTTGTTGCGCGTCCGGCTTCAATCGTTCCGTTGCGACGGATGACGTAATGAACGCCGATCTGCGAATAGCCTTGCCGACGATGCGCAGCGGCCAGCTCAGCCGCGCCAATGTCCTCGCTATCGCGGGTCATCGAACAGGTGACAAAGAGCCGGTCCACGGCGGTCAGTGGTTTCAGTTTCACGAGAGGGTGTAGATGTGGACTTCCGTGCGCGCTTGTTCGCCTGGAGCGGCGAAACGCTTGGAGGAGATCAAGACTTCAACTTGTACGTCGTCGTACCAGTGGAGTCCCGCCTTGGTGATGGCGTCCAGTGGTCCCTTTGCGTAGTTGTCCACGTCGCCCTTCGGTCGCGTCAGCTTTGAGGTGCGCGCCTTGGTGGAGATGGTTTCTACATGGACCAGGAGGGATTGTTCACCGACGTATTGGTTCTGATAGAACCCATCGGTTAGATGCTTGGCTGCTTGATCGAGCCAGTTCTTGTACGGCTTGGTGTGATACGTGCCCCAGCGTGTAACGCGGGGACGAGAAGCGGGTACAGGGTCAAACACAAAAACGACGGAGGCAACATAAGTTGCCCCCGCCCATTCCATCTTGTATCCCGATGCCTTCTGCTTAGAAGTCACCGTCGCTAGCGTCATCGCCAGCATCAGCGGACGTGTCAGCTTTCTCGCTGGTGTCCTGCTTGGTTTCGTTCAACTCGGTGTCGTCGGCTTCGTAGCCTTCTTCCTCGTCGCCTAGGCCGAACGAGTCAGCACTGTAGCCACCGCGCGATACCAGCTCGATCACCTTCACCAGCACCAGTCGGCACGACAGGTAGAACAGCTTGCTCGACGGTACCGGACCACACGTGGTCTCGAAGCCGACCCTTAGAATCGAACCGCCGAAGATATCGGGTGGGTTCTTCATAGTGACGCCGCGAGCGTCGATGATCGTGGGCTTCTGCGTCCACTTCTTTTCGGTCTTCTTGTTGACGCCGCTTGCTTTCATCTTGAAGTTAATCAGGATGCGGCCCGTTTCGTCGCCCTCCTTGTCAACTTCCTCGGTGAACACCGGGGCCTTGGAGTATTGCTTCTCGAACTGCTTGCGCTTGGCCGCATCGAGAGTTGCCAGATGCTCATCCCATGCAGCGTCACGGCGCTTCTCCAACTCAGCGATCAGTTCCGGCACGCCCTGCGCGTTCGGATCGAATGCCAAGCGCGCGGAGTATTCACCTTCGGGCTTGAACTTCGTGTCCGGTACGGACAACTGCGGATAAACAGCCGTGCCGCGTGGGGTGTGGAGCGGCGGGAGCTTCTTGGGTTTTGCCATTAGACTTCGGTTTCCTTGCTAGCGTTGTCGGCGGCCACGATGGCGCTGACATCAAAGCCAGCGAATGCGAGTGCCTGTTTGGTGGAAGTGGAAAGCAAGCCGGTGTCATCCAGCTCGCGGTATGCGTCACGCAGGATTGCGTTGGGTGTCACATGAACTTCCTCTCGATCTCGCCCTTCGCGTATTCGCGGACGACGTTGAAGGTGTCCTCGTTTTGATAGCGACAGTCGCGGTCCATGCGGGACAGCGTGTGCAATGCCTGGGATCGGTCGATCCCAAGCGCGTCGGTAACGAGGTAGAAGGCCGCCGTCAGTGCGATCACTTGGTTCGCAGGCGGTAGGTCTTGGAGAGAGCTGATGACGCGGAACGCACCAGTCGCGGCATCCTCGGGAGTGCGGAAGCCGATCTGTGCTTTCACGTCAGCCATGAGGATGACGAAGCGCGTGCTGGCGGATCGATTCCTTCCGCACCTGTTCAATGGCATCGAACGCGACTTGCGAATGTTCGATGTTCTTGACGGTGCGTGCGACTGCTTCCAATCGCTGCATTGGCTTCGTGTAGAACGGACGGACTGTGCGTTTCTTAGCCATGCACGCGACTCCAGATGGAGGCGATGCGGCGGCCCAGCTTCTTCAGCCAGTTAGCGATGCGCCCGAGGATGTAGAGGAGGGCGATCAACACGGCAACGATGCCGAGGATGCCGAGGAGGAACAGGAAGATCGCGTCGTGCAGTGTCCAGACGAACATGCCTAGCCCTCCACCAACGCGCGAACGGCAGCGCGGAAGTCAGCAAGCGTTCCGTAGGTGGCCGGTGTGTAGACGGCCAGGACAACGCCGAACTCGTCAGCGGCAAACTGGGTTCTCAGAGCGGAGCTGTAGTGAATACTCACTTGGTTAGTCCTCAACGGTCAAAAGGAATCAATAAATTACGCAAAGAAATACGCGGACTGCTCCACCAGGGAGAGATCCAAATCGCCCGAAGGCGGGAGCGGGGGAAGGTCAGCAGCGATCTCCGAAGGGAGCTGTGCTGCCAGTTCATCGCGGAAGTCGGTAAGGACTTCGCGGCTGTACTGTTCAACGAAGGCGGCTCTCAATGATGCCGCCAGGAGGCCGGTGTTGGCCGCGTGGGTTCCGTAGCTGTCGTGGATCATGGCAAAGGACTCAACCCCGTTGTCCGTCGCCGTGCATGTAGTCAGCATCATGTGTGATGCATCGCAGGAGTGAACGAAGTTCGGAGAGATGCCGAGGGCCTGTCTGCGGCCATCGAGTTTTGTTCCTTCTACGTTCGCACTTATACGTGTTTGTCTACCGCCGACGTGAGCAACAATCTGTTCTGCAATGCTTTGTCTGTACTCCTGAAGCACCGGGAAACCGGCTGGGGTTGTCCAGCTCACCGGCATGTCACCGGATGCTGCAACCCTCGCAGCGGACTTCAGCCAGTCCATCGCTTCACGTGCGGCCACCACTACTAAACCGATGCAATCCCAAAGGACATCTGCTAGGTACTGCGCGACTTCCCATGAATCATCTTTGCCTTGCTTGCGCATCTCCTCAGATATCTGTCCCCGCATCCCGGACTTGGTGACGCCATAGGGCAGCGTCATCACCGGCCGCTTCACGATGCTGCGCGACAGTTGTCCGTCCCACTTTGCAGCGAGCGCATTGCCGCCTTCGGCTTCGCGCTTCACGCGATCCGCTGCGACGTTCATCACTTGTGTATAGATGTCAGCGGGCTTTTGCTGTGGCATCAGGTTGGTGGCAGCGCCGCCGATGGAATCCTTGAGCATGGCCGAGAAGTTCTGAAGGCCATTGCAGGAACCGTCGAGTGCAATGGGGAGGTGCGAGACGAAACTTTCGCCTTGTGCTTTGTAGCCAGCCCATTCAAAGCAGGCGGCCAATGCGCTCCACGGTGAATCGGCTTCGGTCCAGAAGCGGTGACCGTCGAGGGGATCAATCGCGGAATCGAGGATGCGCTCCTCGTTCTCCATCACCCATTTAAGACGGTCAGCGAACGGCACCTTGTCCACGCCGAATACGTTGGCGAGGTGAATTGCCAGCCAGCGGACACCCTCCTCGCCCAACGGCATGCCGTTGGCAAAGCACAGCAGGGACTTCGTTTGATCGTCACCCTGGGGATTCAAGGTTCCCGGTACGGGGTACACCCGGCCTCTGAAGTCCAGCGAGTGCGGGAAGTAGATGGCGTGTTCAGGCTCAAAGCGGCAAGCGAGGGCGATCGTCTGGGCCGCCGCGACCCTTTTAGATGTGGCACGAGCGTTCAGCTCATATACCTCCGCGCGCTTCCGCTTCCAAGCCTTGAACGCTTCGGGGTTCTCCTCCTTCCACCAGTCCATGCGATCCACCGACACCGGAAGACCGGGCAGGGGTTCCAGCTCGCGGCGCGGGAGATCGCCGATGCCACCACCGGCCTCCCAGGCTTCCCGCATAACAGCCAGGACGTTCGAGTTGATCTTCCAGGCGGTTGCCTGGATCGCGTTGAGGGCTTCATAGACCATAGGCATGTCCGCGTTGTCCAGCTCACGGAGGTAAGCCTTGTTCCGGGTGCGGACGATGGGGACCAGTCCGCCTGCGTCGGTCAGGTAGCCGCCCCCCTTTGATGCCTGCCAGGGCAGGGGTTGGACCAGCATGGGCATGCGGATGGGGGCGAAATGGGCCGCCGCGTCGTGGGCCTTGTCTAGCCAGTCCATGACCTCGGGGGTTCCACGGAGCAACGTGCGGCGCTTGTCCTGCCCGTGGCTCGTGTCCAGGTACAGGTGAGCGAAGCCAGTAGCTTCAATGAACAGCTCGACCATCTTCATCCCGAAGTGGATACCGTCGTGGCCGGGGAAGGCGAACTGTTCCAGCTCGGTACGGCGCATGGCCGCCGACAAGACGCTCTTGTTGTGACGCTGGGACGTACTCTTTTTGAGGACGCCCTGGAGGTGTTTATAGAGACCGGGGGATTCCTCGCGGAAACGCGAGTAATTAATGGAATCCTCTACCGCCGTGGCGATGGCCTCGGCAACGGTCTGCACGCGGGTGTCCTTTGACGTGATCGCGTTCAGGCAGTGGCGCACGGTCAGGTATGCCAGTTCAGTTGAGGGAAACTTCTCCACCCATCGGACGGCGGTGTGCTTCTTGCCGGGTTTGCCGTTGCGGGCTTCGGCAACAAATGCGTCGATGGCGGTAGCTACGGGACCGATGGTGTCCCGGATCAGGCGACGGCCAGGGCCGGAATCGGCTTCGTCTTGGCGGTCACGTTCTTTCTTATATCGGTCGATGCCAAGGGTCAGACTTTCTTCTTCGAGAGCGATCTGGCGGGTTCTGAGGTCGAGCGTGTTCTGCACGGTATCCATGCGTTCTCCAGAAAAAGAAAAGGCCCCCTTTCGGGAGCCTTTGAAGTCAGTAGATAGAGATGAGTGAGGGGTGCCAGGGCACCTATAAACAGAGAACTCTGAGGAGATCATCAGGGCCTCCTTAGGAAGGCCTTTAGATAATCTTTAGGGGGTCACTATCGTTCCCCCTAGGTACGCACTTTTATCCAGTTCGCGGCACCTGCCGGAACCTCGCGGCACCTGCGGCACCTGGGAATGGCACCTGTGGCGGCACCGGGTCTAAACTGCGTTGGCATGGCTCTGTGGAATTGCTAGACTTAGCGGCTATTTAAGGTCTGGGCGAGAGTGGCGGAATTGGCAGACGCACCAGTTTTAGGTTCCAGCGGGTAACCCCCGTAAGGGTTCGAGTCCCTTCTTTCGCACCATTGGACCTTGAGTTTGATTTGGCTGGTGGCCGGGGGCCGCCGCGGCGCCATCACGGGCCACTACAGGTATTTC